AAATACGTACAAATTGTGACAAAAGCCGCCCTAATAGCGAATCGTTCTGTGATATAGAGTGCTTTATAAACCAGTTTCAGCAAAAAGAAAAGCACCCAGAAACAAACGTTTCTAGGTGCTTTTTGTGGTGGAGGCGATGGGAGTCGAACAATAAAAAATGATTGAGTGACGTCAAAAACATATCTGCAACGCGCCTAAACACTTGCTAAAAATGTAGTGGGGTTGGTTTGTAACCCATGTATTTTGCTACGTTTACAAAAAAGAGTGTTACCAAAACTGTTACCAGAGTCAGGCCTGTGCCTTTTTGAATGCCGCGGTGGTAGCGGCAGCAAGATCTTCCCTCTGACCGTCAAGCTCGTGCCGATACACTCCGGCAGTGTCCATGTTCTTGCTATGGCCCACGAGCATCTTCAGCTGGCTGTCAGTCAGGACGCTGGATTCAACACTGACAAAGGTGTGCCGCAGCTCGTAAAGTGAAACTTTCGGCTCAAGCCCATTTGCTTCCTGGTAGGATTCCCAGCGGCGATAGAGCGCGTGTTCTGACGGGATCTGAAACAGCGGGGTATTGTAGTTCAGAAGCATACCTTGAGCCTTCAGAAGCTGCACCTGTGCCTCGTATGCCTCGCGAGCTTCCTTGCCCATGTCAAAAGAGCGGATTGCGTTTTCGTTTTTTCCGGTCGTCTGTTCCCGGTGCACGTTGATGCTGCGCCGAAGGTTGACCGTGTTCCCTTTGATGTCTCCATACCATAAGCCAATCAGCTCTCCGGGGCGCAGGCCGGTCGCAACTGCAAAACGGTAGGCGTAGATATATTCATCAAATACCAGCTTTCCATAGTAGGTGCGGGTGTCTACGCTAAACAGAACCTTCAGGGCGGTGGGCTGAAGAATTGTGCGTTTCCCCATCCTGGCATTCTTCGGGATAGACAGGTCGGGGTAGAGTGTCGTGTACTTGTTCCTTCGGCACCACTTGACAAAGGCGGTTTCCGCAGCCCGGATCGTCATAAGCGTCTTTCGGCTCAACGGCTGGTTTGAGATGGGCTTGCGCTGGTTCTTTTTCTGTGAGCGCTTCCGGAACGAAACGTCAATGGCCTTTTGAAGATCGCCCTCGGTTAACTCGTCAATGCGGATATTCCCACAGGTCGGCAGGATATAGCAGTCCCCGTAACGCTGGCATTGTGTCACATAGGATGTCCCGCAAGTCAGCTTCAGTTCTTCTACCCACTGGGCATAGAGGGCAGCTACCTTCTTTTTTCCGTCCCGGATGCTGTCGTCAAGCCAGGCATCGGCCTTTGCGTTGGCTTCCCGCTGGCCGGTGCGGCCAGGCGTGCTGCTGTAAAACCGTTTGCGGGTGCCGTTCTTCTGCACCGCGATGCACCAGCGGCTTTCCTTCTCGACCCAAAACGCCGTGTTGACCCGTTTTTTCATAAAATCCACCTCCATACACAAGGGTACACTTTGACAAGCCTGCCCGGAGGTGGTATCATAGTCTGTGCAGAGGTTCGCCAAAATCTACTGTACAGAGCCGTGACGCCTTCGGGCAAGCGGTTCGGAAACCTCCTTCGGTGCTGGTAACACTGGGGGAGGTTTTTTTATTTGTTTGTGCAAATCAAAATTATGCTATACTTTAGCATAATTTTGATGTATAATGAACGTGAACGAATCTTTTCATTCATACACAGAAAGAAAGGTGCTATCATGTCAGAGCGTCAGAATGCCGTCGAACTTTATCTTTACGAAAAAGACTTCAAAATGAAGTTGAACGGTGTTGAAGTCCATCGCGTCAAAGGCTTCTCCATCCAGTGCGATGCGGGCCATCCCCTCGCAGATATGACGCTGAACATTTCGGTGGACAAACTGAAACTCGGTTAATGGAGTTTACTCCACACATCCAGCGCCTTGTCAATGCCGCGTTCGACAGCCGTTTCGCCGTACTCGATAGCCTTCGGAAACAGATCGCAGGCACCCATCATGTAAAGGTCGATATAGCCATCATCACGCAGTTCCGCAAGCGCCTCTCTCACGTCATCCCACGGGATCCCCGGCAATGCAGCCGACACATCTTCTGATGCAAAATATTTTGCCTGAGACTTCGGCAAGGTTTTGCGGCGCTCCGTGTATGCACGATAAAGTTTCAGCAAGACCTTTTCGGTATCTTTTGTCATCCCGTATTTTCTCCTTCTGCGCCCTCGGTGTTCGCAGCACCGGGGGCGTTTTTGTTTAGTTTACATCAGTTATTCAAAGCCTTTGCGCGTACAGTCGGGCTTGCTGCCTTGAACAGATCATATGCGTTCAAGACATCCGTAATTGCCTGACGCTCTTCGGGGGAGACTGTGTGGTCGATGCTGCCACCATCGCCGCTGTATCGGATAATGATTTCATCAGCGCTCAAAATATTCTTAAACCACTGGATATCTTCATCATCGCCTACAAAGGAGGTCAGTTCCCAATACTGCTTTCCATCATAGCCACGATCCACATCCGTCCAATCGATCGTGTAGGTGTATTTATACTCGCCTGCGCGAATCGTGATCGTGTCCAAGTACACATATTTGTTGCCGCTACACAGAACCATGAAAAACATTGACGGATCATTGGTGCTGCCATTTACAAAGAAGGGCAGTATATAGCTTTTGCCTTGATTGCTCAGTCGGTCTTCCGTGGGTGACACATAGCTTCTTGCGTCCTCGACCTTATCGTAACTGATTTTCAGCTTTGCAAGAGCGTCTTTCAGTCCCAGCACCTGCTGGGCTTCTGCCAACACCGCAAAGTTACTGACCTGCGCCTTGCTTGCATCGTCCAATTCATTATAGGCATTCACGGCAGCCACAATTGCCGGGCGGCGGGCAGTCGTGACGGTTCCGATTTGGTTGATCAGGCTTTCCACCTGCGCTACCGTCGCAGTATTGCATTCTTCAAGAGCGGCTGTGCTCATATATTCTGCTGGGCTGACAGCCATTGCCGGCGCTGCCACAGATACAAGCGTTGCGGCAATGCACAGTGCTGCAGCGGTCTTTTTCATAGTTTTCTTCATACATAACACTCCTTCGCTATATAGACTGGAATGACTCCGATAATCCAAAATTACCCCACCCAGTGTGTCCAGCCTACGGCCTTGCCCTCAATGTGCACCTCCTCCAGCTGGGGGCCGGTGTAGATCATGGGCGCATAAGCCGGGTTTGCGGGCATCAGGGTCAGCGTGCCGGGGTTGTAATATACCCGCTTGAGGGTGGCTTCACCATCAATGCGCACCGCTGCGATCTCGCCGTTCTCCACCTCCGGCTGGATGCGGATATACACCACGTCTTTATCGTGAATGCCGGCATCCACCATGCTGTCACCGTGGCAGGTCAGGGAAAAATCGCACCGGATGTTCTCCGGCACGTCCACCATTTTTTCAATGTTCTGCTCTGCCGTGATGGGTTCCCCGCAGGCAATGGCTCCGATCAGCGGGATCTTCTTCATCTTTGGCATCGGCTCAAAGCCCGGGGGGATGGTGGGCTTCTTGGGCTCCGGCTGTTCTTCCCAGCCCATCAGGTAGGCGGGGGTGGTCTGCAGCGCATCAGCAAATGCTGCAATTTTTGATTGTGGGATATCGGCTTTACCATTTTCAATCTTACTTATAGAAGATTTATCTTTATAGCCCATCTTGTGAGCCAGTTCTTCGACTGTTAAGCCAAGCTCCGTGCGGCGGCTTTTGATTCTGTCGTATAGAGTTGCCATAAAATCACCAACCTTCGCTCTTATCTTATCATAGAGTGGAATAATATTCAAGTATTTTTTATTTTTTCCTCAAAAAAAGTTGACTTTATTTCCACTCGGTGCTATTATGTGGTTAGTGGAATTCAATTCCACTTTGAAAGGAGGTGACAACCATGACCGACACCAATGCGCTGCGTTCCATCATTGCAGATTCCGGGCTTAAATATAAGGCCATTGCCGAAATTATGGGCCTGACACCGTATGCTTTGCAGATGAAAATTGATAACGAGACCGAGTTTAAGGCCAGTGAAATTGACACTCTGGCCAATACTCTCGGCATGGACATGCAGCAGCGTGATTCCATATTTTTTTGCAAGAAAAGTGGAATTTAATTACACTTTTGCAAGTTCATCCAAAGGAGGTGAAGAAGATGAGCAACAGCAAAAGGCCCCACGCTCCTAAGGAAGAGAAGCGCGGGGCGCAAGAGATTCAGCTGTCGCACTTGGACAATCGTTTTAGCTGCCAGATAGACGGAACGGTTATCCAGAACGTGAAGGATTATTCGTTGGTTCAGTCCAGCAATGGAAAAGCATTGTTAAACTTGACCATCGAGATCAGTGCGGAAGTTGTGTCAACCACGATACAAGCGCAGATGCAACAGCACTTGTAATCCACGAGTGACGTTCCATCGTTTCGGAAAACTTGGACAACAATCCCTTCTGCGGAGGAATCTGGTCATTTACGATCATCTCAACAAGATCAACTAACTTCTGGACTTGCTCTTTGTCCGGTGCATCTTCAGCTTCTGCCCTTTCCCGCAGTTCCTGAAAATTCGTCTGGTAGTTGATGGTCGCTGTATTGGCTGTTCCAATTACAGAACCGTAAGCTGTACCGATATTATAAATATTACTCTGACGCTGTTCGGTTTCTTTTCGCTTTTTCTCGACTTCGGTCATATAGAACGCTTTTATTTCTTCCTGCTGCTTTTGGAAGAACGATGCCTGCGTTTCCGTTACATAAAGCCGTTCATTGGCCGGAGTGATAATAACATCGTCTATTTTAATATCGGTTTTTGGGCGAAATCCAACGTACTGACGGTTCGTTGCCGTTTCTCGGTTTGGCAAACCTGGAACGGTTGCAATAATTTCACCATCTCGCTCAATTTGCATATTCAGACCATGCATTCTTAAAAAATTTTCAAAAATCATTTTTCCATTCACCTCCTTTCCGTCTTTTTATTTTACAGCGAAAGTGAAGTGAATACAAGGAGGTACAAATCCACATGGACGACATTATCTTATCCACCCAGAACGGCGAACCAGTGGCATCCAGCCGGGACGTTGCCAAGCGCTTTGGCAAGGAGCATAAGCACGTTCTGGCGGCTATTCGTCAACTTTTAGTGGCCGAAAATTCGGCTACTAAATTCTTCCACGAGACCGAGTTCGAGTATCGCGGCCAGAAATTCCCGGAATACTTGATGAACCGTGACGGCTTTTCCCTGCTGGCCATGGGCTTTACCGGCAAGGAAGCCGTGCAGTGGAAGCTCAAGTACATCGAGGCCTTCAACCAGATGGAGAAGCAGCTGGCACAGCGCCCGCAGCTTTCCCGCGCGGAGCTGATGGCGCAGGCCCTTATTGCCGCCCACGACGAGCTGGAACACAAGGACGCTCAGATTGCAGAGCTGACCCCGAAGGGCATCTTTGCGGATGCTGTAAGCGCCAGCAAGAAGAGCATCCTTGTAGGTGAGCTGGCAAAACTGCTGTGCCAGAACGGTGTGCAGATCGGGCAGAACCGGCTGTTCAGCTGGATGCGGGAGCACGGCTATCTGATCCGCGACCCCAAGCGCAGCGACTATAATATGCCCACCCAGCGGGCCGTGGAAATGTGCCTGTTTGAGATCAAGGAGACCACCGTGGTGCACTCGGACGGCCACACCAGCATCAACAAGACCCCGAAAGTCACGGGGAAGGGACAGATTTACTTTGTGAACCAGTTTCTGAATGTCCGGGCAAAGCGGCTGGAAGCGTGAAAGAAGGTGATAATTTGAAGGTAAGCATGAAAAAAATTGAATCCCTGATGATTTTACGGGGAGTAAATGTTACCGAGCTGATGCAGGCTGCTGGCCTTGAGCGGGCCACCTACTACTACATCAAAAAGAAGGGCGGCACCAGCCCCCGGACGCTCAAGGCCATTGCCGACACGCTGAACGTTGACCCCCGCGAGCTTTTGAGCGAGCAGGAGAAGGAGCAGCGTCTTGGCAAGGAGACCGCCTGATGAACGGGCGGAACAAATACTGGCGGGAAGCCCGCTGGGACAAGAACCAGCCTGCACGGCTGGCACACATCAAAGAAAAGAGGTCGAAAAAGCATGATGAAGGTCGTACAGGGCACCTTCCGGCAGATTCCGTACTGGAAGCTGCGGGGGCGGTTCCACAGCTGCGGCTACCGCGATCAGGAAGTCGCTGAACATAGCGGCATTGGCCGGTACACTATGAGCGCCCGGATGAACGGGCACCAGCCGTGGACAAGTAAAGAGATCGTAGCAATTTGTGAACTGTTGGACATCCGGCAGGACGAAATCGGGGAGCTGTTCTTCCCTACTGTTGAGAAAGGAGAATCCGCATGAGAATCAAATCTGGCGTTTGGTACTGGCTTGCAATGGGGAGCTTTGCGACGGGCCTGCTGTACAGCATGGGCGTTGAGGGCACTGCCCAGACACTGGGCACCGTCTCGGACGGCGCGTTCATCACAGCAATGGTGCTGATCCTGCTGGCAATCTTCTTTATGCGGCTGGGCTTCTACGCCGCCGATCAGGAGAAAAAGCGGAGCAAGAAGATTCACCATCAGCCCCAGAACACCGTGAAGAGCGGTAGAAAGGCGGGCTGAGCATGGCAGTCAACAACAATATGATCTACACCCGCGTCTGTGTTGACTGCGGGAAGGTGATGCGCAATGTGGGCCGCCGCGCGGAGCGGTGTCCGGAGTGCCGCGCTGTACATATCAGGGTGAAAGCTCTCGAAGCGAGCTACCGGGAGCGCACAGAGCAACTTATCCGCCAGCAGGAAGAGCGGGCCGGGGCAATCCATCAGGGCCTTGTGGACGACAACGAGCGCTTTACTGCAAGCGCCGGAACCTACGGCAAAGGCCGCATCAAAGAGATTTTGGCCGCACAAAAGAAAAAGCAGCCCGCTGGTGTTGGCGCACCGGCAGGCTGCAAGGGTTGATGGATTTTACAGGTCACATCAACCCGAAGATAACACATTTTCGGAGGTTTTACAAGATGGAAAAAAATTATGTTGAGATTCAGGGCCGCTTTTCCAGTGACGGCAAGTTTATGGACGGCAAGTACGTCCCCGGAATCGTTGACGAGCTGCTTGACAGCGTTTCGGGTGCATTCAACGACACTACCGGTCTGTACCGCCTGCGCGTCACGGTCGAGGTCGAAGATCTGGGTGCCGAGGTCAAGTTCGGGAAGCCTGCAAGCGAAACGCAGCACTCCCCTGCTCCGCAGCGTTTGACCGCTGGAAAGTTGATTCCCGCACCAGACATCTCCCCTACCGCCATTGACCCGGCACCGGAGGTGGTAGCATGAACCCGATGTATGACCTTTCTCTTGACGGCTACGGCCCGGCACTTGAGCCGCCGGACGACTACTATTTCCTGCCGCGAGGGGCAGAACAGACCGAAGATCAGGAGGATGAAGAGTAATGGCTATTTTGGTTATGATTTACGGGCAGTCTGGTTCCGGCAAGTCCACCAGTCTGCGCAATTTTAAGCCCGAACAGGTGAGCGTGGTCAACGTGCTGGGCAAGCCGTTCCCGTTTCGTTTTAACGGTCTCAAGGGTGCCGTTTCGGATGATTACGGCGCGATTGCAAACCTGCTGTGCAAGACCCCAAAGCAGAGCATCGTGATTGATGATGCAACTTATCTCATGTCCAACGAATTTGTTAGGACGGCAAAACAGATCGGCTATCAGAAGTTTACCGACATGGCAGCTAACTTCAAGGGGCTGCTTGATCTTGCGAAGAGCCTGCCCAGTAACAAGATTATCTACATTATGGGCCACATGGAGAGGGACAACGACGGCAACGAGAAGTTCAAGACCATTGGCAAGATGCTGGACGAGAAGATTTGCGTGGAAGGACTGTTCACCATTGTCCTGAAAACGGTGGTACAGGATGGCAAATATTATTTTAGTACCCAGAACACCGGCAGCGATGTGAGCAAATCTCCCATGGGGATGTTTGATGCTCAGCTGATTGACAACGATCTTGCAATGGTTGATAAGACCATTCGCGAATATTACGGTCTGCCTGCAAACGATGCAGTACCCGCCAAGAACAACGAAAAGGAGTAAAAAATCATGAAGAACATCAATTGGAACGAAGTTCAGGAAGCAACTGATCTCAAGACCCTGCCAGTAGGCGCTTATGTCGCCGGTATCGTGGCCGCACAGGACGTGCCTGAGAAGGAATACCTCAACATCTACTGGGATATTGCAGAGGGCGAGTTCCGAGGCTATTTCCATGGAATGACAAAGGCTATGCAGGAACGTGGAAAGCTGGAATCCGGCCAGTGGGCATGGGGCGGCACCACCAAGAAGTCCTACAAGGAGACCGCGCTGCCGTTCTTCAAGGCATTCCTGACCAGCGTGGAGCAGTCCAACCCGGGCTACAAGTTCAACAACGATGAAAGGACCCTGCGCGGCAAGCTGGTGGGCATCATCCTCGGGGAGGAAGAGTACCAGGCCAATGATGGCAGCATCAAAACCAAATTGGTGGTCAGCAAGTTCACCAGCATTGACAAAATCCGGGATGGCGATTTTGAAATTCCGCCCAAGAAGCTGCTGAATAGCTCTGCAATTCCGGCGGTATATACTGCGCCCATCAACGACGATGAAGATTTGCCGTTCTGAGCGGCAGAAATGAGGGAGAGAAAAATGCCAGCAAAAAGAAATATTATGCCGGAAGAGGTGCGCAATGCAAAGCTTCTTCTTAGTAAGGGCCTGTCAGATGCAGAGGTCGCAGCCATTATCGGTCGTTCCGTGTCGGCAGTTGTCAATATCCGCAACGGTGCATACGACTTCATGCTTGAGGATGTACCGAATGATACCCCGGATGATAGCCGGGTTTACATCCTGCTGAAATCTATCGACAGCCGCCTGTACCAGCAGAACGAAGACATGAAGAAGACCATTAACCAGCTGGTGGGCTTGAACAGTGCCCTTGTTGAGCTTCAGAACGAGATCAAGGTGTGCGCTTCCTGCATGTCTGCAATGCTGGATGCCCTGAACGAACTCAAGAGCAAGAACAGCCAGCAGACTGAACCGGAATCCACCCCTACGAAGTATCCGGGCAAGGATTTTGCGAACTGGGGAGAGGTTATTCGCCGTGTTGAGGTCTACGGTGACAAGTTCATTGCGGACAACCTGCGCGGAACCAAGGCCAGTCTGGACGGCGTTACGCTGTATCTGGCCTGCACCCCCAGCACGAAGAAGTTCCTCAAAAGCAGCGCTGTTGCAATCCCCCGCATCAAACAGCAGTGCCGGAACGTCATCGGCTACGGCGTAGAGGTTAAGATCATCGAACTGTAAAAACCAAAGAAAACCAAATGGTTTTTACGAAAAGCGTTTGGTTTTCAAAAACGGGAAGGAGGTGGTTAGTAGTGGACGATATTGAAATGGCTCGCCCGAAAGGCTTGTTGATCCTGTTCACATCGTTCAAACTTCTTGACATTCTTGATGATGCGGCATTCCGGCATGTTGTGAATGCAATGCGGGACTATGTGGAAACCGGGAGTGAACCGGAAGGCCTTGAACCTATCGAACAGGTGGCGTTTGAATCTCAGAGGGAAGCGCTTGACGGGAATATTGAGACGTACAGACGTGCTATTACTGCACACCGAGAAGCAGGCCGAAAGGGCGGCAGGCCAAAGAAAACCGACGGAAACCAAAAGGTTTTTGACGATAACCAAACGGAACCAATTGGTTTTTCTGAGAAACCAAACGAAACCAATAGCCCCCTAAAATTAAAAACTAATAATTACTCAGATACTAAAGTATCTGATAGTAATAGCGCTGAAGCGCTGCCCCCTACAACCAAGAACAGGTTTTCACCGCCTGATGTTGAAACAGTAAAAAGTTACTTTGCGGAGAAGGGTGGCACAGAAGGGCAGGCTATTCGGTTCCATGCCTACTACGAGTCCAACGGCTGGAAGGTGGGCCGGAATCCCATGAAAAACTGGAAGGCTGCAGCATCCGGGTGGATATCCCGTGACAGTGAGCAGCAACCGAACAAGCCTGCACCGGGCAATACATCCAGATCTGCAGCGGATGTCTATGCAGACATCTTCAAGGGGGTGATTTGATTGACGATGGAGAAGACCATCGAACTGCTGGCCGTGGCAGATGCCTATTTCGGCAAGCCCCAAACAGACGAGAGCCGGAAGGCGATTTCCACTGTCTGGGCAAAGTCAGACCTTCGGACGGCCCCGGATGATATCGCAGAACAGGCGTTTTACGATGTCATACCGCACTGCAAGTGGCAGAACCAGCTGCTTCCTGACTGGCTGGCGCGGATTCAGAAGATTCAGGGAGAGCGACTCATGACAGAGCGTTGCCTGCATTCACACCGTAAGTTGCAGAAGATGCTGAAAGCCCGCGCAGAGCGGAAGCTTTTGAAAGAATAGCCAGCATATGGCGTTCAGAGCGTCCTGCACGGCTCCCTGAACGCGGTTTTAGGGCAAACCGGCAAAGTTATACTGCAAAACGCAAAACGCCGTTCAGAGCCATTTCTCAGGCTCTGAACGTATGGAGGTAAAAAGCACTATGAACCTGTATGAGATCAACTCGCAGATTTTGGACTGCATCGATCCGGAGACCGGCGAGGTTATGGACATCGACCGGCTAGAAAAGCTGAACATGGCAAAGGCAGAGAAGGTGGACAACATCGCCTGCTGGGTAAAGAATCTCGAAGCCGATGTTGCGGCCTTTGAAGCGCAGGAAAAGGCTTTTGCTGACCGCAAGGCAGCCGCAAAGCGCAAGATCGACAGTCTCAAGCACTATCTGACCGATGCTCTGGGTGGGCAGAACTTCAGCAGTGACCGGTGCGCGGTGAGCTTTCGCCGCAGTAAGGCCGTCTGCGTGCTTGATGAAGCTGCCATCCCTGCCGAGTACATGACCGAGATGACCACCCGCGCACCCAACAAGACGGCCATTGCGGCCCTGCTCAAGACCGGCACGGCAGTGCCCGGCTGCGAGCTGGTTGAGCGCGTGAACCCGTCCGTGAAGTGATGGGGGGAAGGATCGCAGGCCGATATCACCGCTGCCCCCCGTGAAGCTGCAAGGTTGCTGGCGAGCGAACTGACAAGGAGGGAGATTGAAAAATGAGTGAATTTATCGACCGTGAAAAAGCCATTGCAAACATCAAAGCGGCATATTGCTGTGGCTGCGAACATTACAACGGCGTAAGATGCCGCGCGTGTCAGATTATGGACGCAATGGATGTGCTGGAAGATGAACCGGCAGTCGTCCCGGATGCCCAGCGCTGGCGCAAGACCGCAGAAGAGCCGCCGACAGAAAATGATGCTGCATACGGAAAGGTCATCGCATTTTATCGTTGGGCAAAGGCAGCACAGGCCGCAAAGTGGGATTTTGTGGCAGGTGCACCGGATACTTTTCCTCTTTGGATGCCGATGCCTGAACTTCCGAAGGAGAACTTATGACATTAGGATTCGCAATGTTTGTCGCAACATTTATGGTTGCTGTTGTTGCAGCTATTATGGCAGTCTGCTATGCGCTTGTCTGGCTGCTGCGCGATCACCCCATAGCTCTTGCAGCAACTACCGCTTTTATGATTTGGATGCTTGCTGTGGCTCTGATCTACAAAGTAGGAGGTGCGCCGTGATTGAAGTCGAACAGCTTTCACTTTTCACGATGCTGTCCCCTGTTCCGCCTGCCGTAGCGGTCTGCTGCATGGATGGAAGCCGGGTTGATGCTACACCTGCAGAAAGCTGGATGCAGCGGCTTGTGCAGGGCGGTGAGTATGTCGTTCAGGTCGCTGGTCATCCGATGGTGCTCAGACCGGCAGATGGCACGGAAGAAACCATTCCGGACGGACACAGGTATTATCACTACACAATCGGGAACCGCCTGTTTTCGGGCGTTTTTGTGGGGAGAGCCAAAGCGTAACGGCTCGCAATATATGGGAGATGAAAACGTGACATACAAAGAATTTTTGGAGCGCAAAATCGACATTGCGCCCCTGTCAGGCATTGAGATTGACCCCGCAGAGGTCAACCCGGTGCTGAAAGATCACCAGCGCGTGAGCGTCCTGTGGGCGCTGCGCGGCGGTCGGCGCAGCATCTTTGCCCGCTTCGGTCTGGGCAAGACGGTCATGCAGCTGGAATGGTGCAGAATCCTTCAGAAGCACGAGGGAGGCCAGACACTCATTGTGATGCCGCTGAACGTAATGCCGGAGTTCCGGGCAGATGCGGTCAATCTGCTGGGCATGGAAGAACCGCCCTACTGCAAGACCATGGCCGAGGTGGAGGCCAGCACGGCCCCCATCATCCTGACCAACTACGAGAGGGTTCGCGATGGCGATATTGACCCGCACCGCTTCACGGCGGTCAGTCTGGACGAGGCTGCAACGCTGCGCAGCTTCGGCAGCAAGACCTACCAGAGCTTCATGCTCAAGTTCAAGGGCGTGAAATATAAGCTGACAAACACCGCGACCCCGGCCCCGAACCGGTTCAAAGAGCTGATTCACTATGCGGGCTTTCTGGAAGTGATGGACACCGGACAGGCGTTGACCCGCTTTTTCAAGAGGGACAGCACCAAGGCCAACAATCTGACCTTGTATCCTGGCCGCGAGCGCGAGTTCTGGATCTGGTGCGCCAGTTGGGGCCTTTTCCTGCAAAAGCCGAGCGACCTCGGATTCTCGGATGACGGCTATTCACTGCCGCCGATGGATATCCGATACCACAAGCTGAACAGCCTTGACCGGCCCGCCGAATTTGAAGCGGACGGCCAGATGAAGCTCGGCCATGATGCCGCCATGGGCTTGTCGGATGCAGCCAAGGAGAAAAGGGACAGCATCGATATTCGCGCCGCCGAGGTAGCCCGCATCATTGCGGAGGCACCGCCGGACGAGCATTTTGTGGTCTGGCACGATTTGGAGGACGAGCGCAAGGCGCTCAAAAAGGCCGTGCCGGAGATGGTCGATATCTACGGCAGCATGGAGCTGGAAACCAGAGAGCAGCGGGTCATGGACTTCGCACAGGGCCGCACCCGCATCTTCGGAACCAAGAAAAGCCTGTCCGGTTCCGGCTGCAATTTCCAGCGCCATTGCCACCGCGCCATTTTCATGGGCATCGACTACGAGTTCAACGACTTCATTCAAGCCATTCACCGCATCTACCGTTTCCTGCAAAAGTCCCCGGTCATCATCGACATCCTGTACATGGACACGGAGACGGAGGTGCTGCTGGCGCTGCAACGCAAGTGGAGACAGTACGATGAACTGAGCGAGCAGATGGAGGAAATCATCAAAGAATACGGTCTCGGTAGCCTTGCGCTTGAGACCCTGAAGAGAACGATAGGATGTGAGAGAGTGGAAGTCAAGGGAAACAATTACACGGCCATCAACAACGACTGTGTGGAAGAAGTCCGGAACTGGCCAACGGACAGCATTGACCTGTATGTGACTAGTATCCCGTTCGGCAACCATTACGAATATTCGCCCTCGTACAATGACTTCGGCCATAACCCGGATGATGCAGAGTTCTTCCGTCAGATGGACTATCTGACCCCGGAACTGCTGCGCACCCTGAAGCCGGGTCGCGTGGCTGCAATCCATGTGAAAGATCGCGTGGAGTTCGCCAACGTCACCGGCCTTGCAGCGCCGACCATTGAGCCGTTTCACGCGGACTGTATCGCTCATTTCCGGAAGCATGGGTTCGCCTATTTCGGAATGATTACGGTTGTCACGGACGTTGTCCGGGAGAATAACCAGACCTACCGTCTGGGATGGACGGAGCAGTGCAAGGACGGCACGAAGATGGGTGTTGGCTGCCCAGAATACATCCTGCTATTCCGCAAGCTGCCCACCGATTGCAGCCGTGGATATGCCGATACGCCGGTGAAGAAGTCCAAAGAGGAATACACCCGCGCCCAGTGGCAAATTGACGCTCACGCATTCTGGCGCAGCAGCGGCGACCGGCCTTTCACCCGCGAGGAACTGGAAAAAATCCCGACCTCCAAGCTGCAAAACGTATACCGCAAGTTCAGCCGGAACAGCGTCTACTCCTACGAGGAACACGTCAAGCTCGCGGAAAGTCTGGACAAGGATGGCCGTTTGCCGTCCACGTTCATGGTGGTCGCTCCCGGCTCGTGGGACATGACCGTCTGGGACGATATCAACCGGATGCGCACCCTAAACACCACCCAGAGCCAGCGGCGGCAGAACCTCCACGTTTGCCCGCTTCAGATCGACATCGTGCAGCGCCTGATTGAGCGGTACAGCAACGAGGGCGAGCTGGTAGCTGACCCCTTTGCGGGGCTGTTCACTGTGCCGTATGAGGCCGTGAAGATGAACCGCAGAGGCAAGGGCGTGGAGCTGAACCCGGATTATTTCCGTGACGGCGTGGGCTATCTGGAATCTGCGGATGCAGAAAAGGATGCACCCACTCTGTTTGACCTGTTGGAGAATGGAGCTTGAACATGAGCAATGACAACATGAGCCGGAACGCCGAGCATTATGCAGATCCGACCCCCTGCGCAGCTTTCCGCAGCATGCAGAAGGATGAGCGGCAGAAGGAAGCTGCCAAACTGCTGCAAATCAGCCTCCTCGTGCCCCTGCTTCGGCAGGTGGCCGAGTGGGCAGGGTTCGAGATCATAGGCCGCATCCCGCTGAGGGACAAGGCCACCGGAAAGGAGTACAGGTAATGGCACAGCATTACAAGATCGACTGCGACAAGGTGGAGGACCGGAAAGCGCTGGTTGTCATCCTGTCGATGAACGGCTACACCGTCCGCGTGGGAAAGGAAAAGCGCAGCGGCAAATCTACTTTGACCTATTTTGTGGAGTATTGGAGGGGCGACGATGAATGATCAAGCGAAATCTAACCCTGAAACCGACACTATGAGGCCGGAGGACATGGCCCATTATTTGATGGATTTTTGCCATTGCCACTTAGCAGTCGGAAATGGTTGCCCGGGCTGCCCGTTTGATAAACCGACCAGCGACAACGGGGATGGAGAGTGCCGTTTGTATGTCCCCGACGACTGGGATTTTTGAGGAGGCGAAGTGAAGCATGAAAACCGAAAAGAGAATGGCCTGCTTTATCGTGTCAGCAGCATTGCTGATTGTGACGCTGTGGTTTACATCCTGTAGTTCGACATCTGCTGATGCTGAAACTAAAACTGAAGCTGAAACTGCTGACCACCCCTGCTACCATGTCACGGTCTACTCCCCGGCAATTGAAAAAGTTGGCTATGCCGGTAGGCGTAAGCCGAAGTACACCATTACCGTGGAGGACTTTGGCGAGCTGCTTCCTGACCCAAAGCTATCTGCTGAGCGTGAGTATCAGCTCCTGCAAATCCCTCTTGGAGATGGCCGATTTGAGCTGGTATCCACATCTCTGGTGGAGATCGAGTATTACTGAAGGGAGAGGTACGAGCATGAAAGCAGTCCTTTTGAGTATCCGGCCTGAATGGTGCGACCTCATCATTCGGAGGCAAAAGACCCTTGAGGTGCGCAGGACCAGCCCGAAGCTGGAGACTCCATTTAAGTGCTATGTCTATTGCACGAAAAGCAAATCCAAAATAGGCTGGCTCCTAATTGTCCCGGGCAAAGGATGGCGGCGGTTGGATGGCAATATCATTGGCGAGTTTACATGCGATAAAATCGACAAGCTCGTCCACGTCGGAACGATGATGGACATAAACATTTTGACATTGGACGGGTGGTATAAACCAGCTGGCGAACTGCTTCAAGCTGCCTGTCTGACCGAAGCAGCCGCTAAAAAATATCTGCAAGGTCGTAATGGCTACGGCTGGCACATCTCTGACCTGAAAATTTATAATCAGCCGAAAGACATCATGTGCTTTCACCGTGCTGTCGAGGAAAACGAACTGTGGTGCAAGAAATGCGCAATTGGCAAGAAGAAAGATGTACACTGCGCATTTTGCTATGGACTGGATGGCCTTAGACTCCGTCGTCCGCCCCAAAGCTGGTGCTATGTGGAGGAATTGAGCAATGGATAACCGAAGAACGGCGGCCAGTATTCGCCGCAGCTATACCGGTGCCCGAAGCCGCGCAGAGGGCGCTGGCTTTGAAAGCATCATTGACAATGCCTGCGCCTATTACAGATCCATCGGCCTTGCAGACATCGAAAAAACACCGGAGCCGATGCGCCCGATTGGAAGCCCGGACCGTGCTGGCCGGTTCCTTGCCTGCTACACGAAACAGGCCCAGCCGGACTACAAAGGCATTCTCAAAGGCGGAAGAGCCATCAATTTTGAAGCAAAGCACACTGACAGTGACCGGCTGACCTTTGATCGTGTGTTGGCCGCACAATCGCTCCGTCTGAGCCGCACAGAAGCCCTCGGAGGTGTCGCCTTTGTACTATGCTCATTTAGCGGCAGGGCTTTCTACCGCGTCCCGTGGGCCGTCTGGAAGGACATGAAGCGCCTGTTTGGCCGAAAGTACATCACCCCTGCTGATTTGGCGGAGTACCGCGTCCCGTTCGCAGCGCCCGGAGTGTTGCTATTTTTGGAGGGAGTAAAGGAGAAAAAAGATGGTCTTCACATGTGCACCTGAAAATGAAAAGCGAGACGGTGTAGACTACCGCGATGTCAAGGCATGGTTTCAACAGTGCAGGGACTACAAGATAGACGTGGATAGGCAACTTGAACGTATTCACAGGATCTATGGCAGCGCTACAAAGATTACGCAGAACCTTTCCGGTATGCCTACTGCGTCAGGAAACGGAGACAAAATCGGTAATGCTGCTGTGGATATCATTGAGGAACAGACGCGGTATCGGGAGATGGTGAAGCGGCTGACAGCGTTGCAGAACGAGGCAACAAAGCGGGCATATTGCCTTGTCGTTGCTACAGAGTGTGCAAATGCGATCGTAGATTTTTACGTTAATGGAAAAACGCAGGATCAGATTGCCGATGAAACAGGGGTTTCCGGTGTTGATATTGTCCGGAAGCGTATTAACCGGGGTTGCAAAGCTCTTGCAGAGATCTGGTCAGACTTCAGCACTGTATGAATTGTACAAATTGCATAGAAAGGCACCGTTTATTTTGTGATGTCCCGGCACTCCCGAAACGGGGCGCAGTAAGGTAAAATCAGTACAAGCGGAACCGCGCACAGCGGAGCGCCGCTTCTACGCAGTCTCCGAAACGAACCTCCATGATAATTTCCTCCTTTTGGCTTTGCATGCATTTTTCTCTCTTCCGTTTCGCGGACTGCTCTATGCGATACATTGAAACAAAGGCAGCCTGCCGCTCATGAGAGACAGGAGGCGGTTCGATTCCGCCGTATCGCACCGTATGGCGCATGGACTAGACAACCCGCAAGGCCGCACGTGCAACCTCCCGTGCCAAGAAAAGACCTTAGAATCCTTGCCAAGGTGTAGCTTTCCTGACAGGATGTGCGCCAACCAACAGCCCCGGCGGAGAACCGGAGCTGTTTTTATATGGCCGCCTGAGCGCAATTTGGAGCGCGGCGCGTGTGTGTAGACACGGCTGGTTCGATTCCAAGGGCGGCTTTTTACTCTGGTAGCTCAATTGGCAGAGCGATGGTCTCCAAAACCGTAGGTTGCAGGTTCAAGGCCTGCCCAGAGCGCCATGCAATGTACAGTCGGGGGACGGCTGTGCAAAGCATAGCGGGGCATCTGGCCGCGAAAGTTCCGGATGCAGCAGCGCCCACCGTTTGACGCATGTCCAACGAACTGAATGCACGGGCGCTGCTTATTTTTTTGAATATCCCGCCGTTCGGATCTTCCGGGCGGCTTTTTGATTTTACGGCAAGAGAGGTGGTGACGTGGCCAACGAAGAAAATCTCATCCCGTTCAACGAACGAACTGAGAGCGAACAGAGACAGATCGCCCAGAAGGGCGGCATTGCTTCCGGTGCGGCCCGCCGCCGCAAGCGCAGCATGAAAGAAGCCGCCGACTACTATCTCAGCCTGCCGGAGACCGACCTCCGCCGGGTGAATGCCCTGCTGCGGGATGAGGTGGACAATGAGGATATCGACAATCAGATGTCGGTGGTCATGGGCATTACTGAAGCCGCCAAGCGCGGTGATGCCCGTGCCGCCGGGGTGCTGCTGAAGATGCTGGGCGAGGAGACCGTGCAGGAGGACCCGGCAGCGGATGCACTGGAAGCTGCCCGCAAGCTGCTGGGAGGTGTGGACAGTGCCATTGACTGAGTTTCAGCAGGAGTTCCTTCGCAATTGCTCCCACCGCTGGAACGTCAAGACTGGGGCCACCCGCTCCGGCAAGACCTATCTGGACTGCGCTGTTACCATCCCCAAGCGCATCTGCGCGGCCCGGGACGAGGGCCTTTGCGTCATGCTGGGCAACACCCTCGGCACGCTGGAGCGCAACGTGCTGGAGCCCATGCGGGCCCTCTGGGGTCCGGAGCTTGTGGGCGTGGTGCGCACCTCGGCGTCCGGTAACATCGTGCAGCTGTTCGGCCGCAAGGTGTGCGTGCTGGGTGCCGACAACAAAAAGCACATTGCCCGCATTCAGGGCGCGGCCTTCGAGTACGCCTATGGGGACGAGATCACCACATGGGACGAAGGTGTATTTCAGATGCTGAAAAGCCGTCTGTCCTGTCCGCACAGCCATTTTGACGGCACCTGCAACCCGGATAACCCACAGCACTGGTTCAAGCAGTTTCTGGACAGCGACGCGGACATCTACTGTCAGGCCTACACCATCGACGACAACCCCACTCTGCCGCCGGAGTTCGTGGCACAGCTGAAAAAGGAGTACGCGGGCACGGTCTACTATAACCGCTTTATCCTCGGCCAGTGGGCTGCAGCGGGCGGTATCATCTACCGGCCCTTTGCGGACAGCATTGCCGCCGGGGATGGGCGTTTCCTCTGGCCTGCGGACAAGCCCTGCCGCCCGTGGCGCATCCACATCGGGGTGGACTTCGGCGGCAACGGCTCTCGGCACGCATTCGTGGCCACCGGCATCCTGCCCTACTACGCGGGGGTTGTGGGGCTGGCATCCGCCCGCATCGACCCGAAGAATCAGGACGCTGACTACCTCGCCGCGCAGCTGATCGATTTCTGCACCGCCGTGTTCGCACGGTACGGCGAGATCCACTATCTTTTCTGCGACAGCGCCGAACAGACGCTGATCAACCACATCCGCACCCGGCTGCGGGCCTGCCCGCTTTCCTGGCTGGCCGACCGGGTCAACAACTCCGCCAAGATCCAGATCATCGACCGAATCCGCCTGACGTCCATCCTGATGGGCGGCGGGCGCTTTTGGTATATGCCGGAAGCTGCCACCCTGCGGGACTCCCTTGCCGCCGCCCTGTGGAGCCAGAAGCACCCCGGCGTGGATGAACGTCTGGACGATGGAACCACCGACATTGATACATTGGATGCCTTCGAGTACACCATTGAACGCGATTACAGGAGACTGACTGCAAGATGAACGTTGCCGCTTTTATTGAATACCTGAACAAAACAAAGCATCTTCACCTCGATGCGGACTACTACGGCAACATCGAAGTCTGGCGGCAGTGGTGGAAGGGCGATGTGCCCGACATCCACGACCAGAAAGAGGATGCCCCGGACGGCAGCGTCATTTCGCGGCGTCTGGCTTCCCTGCGGATGCCTAAGCACGTCTGCGAGGACTGGGCAAACCTGCTGCTCAACGACAAGACCACTCTCCAGATCGGCGATGCATCCACCTCTGCCTATTTGCTGGGCAGCGATGAACAGCAGACCGGGGGCCTTTTGCGGCAGCTTCATTTCTGGGAGAACGCAAACCGGCTGGTGGAGCAGGCCTACTGGTCGGGCACCGGCGCTTTTGTGATGAGCGTGGAGAACCTGACGGTGGATGCCTCCGGCAACGCTCTGCCTTCGCCGCAGGGGAGCATCCGGCTGGACTACGACCCCGCCTGCTGCATCCTGCCCATCAGCGTGGAGCGCGGCGTTGTGACCGAAGCGGCCTTTGTGTCCGAGTGCATGATGGGCGGAAAGCCTGCCGTCTACCTGCAGACCCACACGGTCAGGAACGGAAAGCGCACCATCACCAACGAATGGTTTGAGGTGACGGACGATGTTTCCGGCACACCGAAGTTCTCCAAGCTCACCGAGGACAAGACCCTGCCGGGCACGGTGAAAAGCATCACGGTCACCGGCGCACCGGCATGGTTCAGCCTGTTCAGCCCGGCTGCTGTCAAGAATCTTGACGGCGGCATGGGGCTGGGCATGAGCATCTTTTCCGAAGCGCTGGACGCGGCACAGATGGTGGACTACGCCTTCGACAACTATCGGCAGGACATCCGCCTCGGCGGCAAGAAGATCTTCTATGACCGCTCCCTGTGCAAAAAATGGGTGGACAAGGAAGGCAAGGAACACGCCGTGCCGCCGGATGCCGTCCACCGCCAGATCTTCTACGAACTGCCTGCGCCGGAGGGCAGCATCGACCAGCCTGCTGCATGGCGGGAGTACAACCCCGACCTGCGCACCGCTTCCAACCATCAGGCGGTGCAGGACGCGCTGGACATGATGAGCTTTAAGTGCAAACTGGGCTGCCACCGCTATAAGTTCGATCAGGGCACCGTGACCACCGCCACCGAGTACACCGGCAGCCGTCAGGATCTGGTGCAGAACGCCAACAAGAACCAGATCCCCATCGAGACGGCATTGATCGGCATCCTGCGTGCCATGCTGTGGGCGGCGAAGAACCTGCTGGGTGCGCCGGTAGACCCGGAGTCCAGCATCTCGGTCAACTGGGACGACAGCTACATCGTCAGCGAGCAGGAACGCACAAACCAGCTGCGGGAGGACGCCATTGCGGGCCTTGTGCCCCGCTGCCGGTATCTCGCTGCCCGGTACAGCCTGAGCGAGGACGAGGCCCACCAGTGGACGGCAGAGGCCAAGGCGGACAGCCACACTGACGAAGCCCTCACCTTCGGGGGTGCCTGATGCTGCCGCCGAGCTATCTCGACCAGATGCCGGACGCCTTTGTGCAGCTCTGGCAGCAGGTCGAGGACGCGATCTTACAGGACGTTGCCCGGCGCATCGGCAAGATGGACGCCGTGACCCCCACCGCTAACTGGCAGCTGTGGCGCTACCAGCAGACCGAAGCGGTGCGCAACGACGTGGTGAAGCTGCTGGCGAAGTACACCGGCAAGAGCGAAACGGCCATCCGCAAGCTGCTTTTGCAGGCCGCCACCGAAGCCATGGAGCGGGAGGATGCGATCTATTACCACTACGACATGGAGCCGCCCCCTTTTGAAGAGAACGCCGCCCTGAACAACCTGCTGGATGCCGGCGCGCGGCAGACCTGCGGCACATGGCAGAACCTGACCGCCACCACGGCAAACACCGTCACAGGGGCCTTTGAACGCACACTGGACGCTGCATGGCTCAAAGTGGGCACCGGTGCCTTCGACTACAAAACCGCCGTCAAACAGGCCGTGGACAGCCTTGCAGACGACATGCCCATGGTCACCTATCCCAGCGGCCACACCGACAGCATCGAGGTGGCCGCACGGCGTGCCATCCTGACTGGCGTGAACCAGACGACTGGCAAGCTGCAGGTGGCCCGCATGGACGAAATGGGCTGCGAATTTGTGGAGACGACCGCCCACGGCGGTGCCCGTCCTTCTCATGCAGAATGGCAGGGACGGCGCTTCCATCGCGGTGGTGCGGTGGACTACAAGGGCAGGCACTACCCGGATTTTGAAGCCGCAACCGGCTACGGCACCGGCGCAGGCCTTTGCGGCTGGAACTGCCGACACCAGTTCTTTGCCTGCTTCCCGGAGCTGGGCGACCCGCCCCAATGGACGCAGGAACAGCTGCAGGAGCTGAACGCCCGGAATATCGAGTACAACGGCAAAAAGTACACCGCCTACGAGATATCCCAGATGCAGCGTGCCCGGGAGCGGAACGTCCGCCGCTGGAAAAAGCGGTATCTGGCCGAGGATGCTGCCGGGCTGGACACCACTGACAGTGCTGTGCGCCTGAGAGCCGCCCGCCAGAGCCTTGCAGAGTTTGCACAGGCCACCGGTGGCCGTGTGGACAGCGCCCGTGTCAGCGTGCCGAAGTTCGGCAGGAGCGAAGCCAGCAGGGCAAGCGCACAGGCACGGAAGGTGGAGCCGCATAAGGTTCAAAGCACACGGGGTAGCGGCGGCGCATCTGGGCAGAATGGAAAAACCGTGCGTAAAGTTTTGGGAAAGGTCGATACGACCAACACAAAACAGGTTGACGCGCTTAAAAATTCGTTCTGTTCTGGCTATGCAAAATCTGACGTTGAGCATATGATGGTCATTACAAAAGATGGAGAAGTCCATTATATGACCGACAACAATCCCAGAGGGGTTGACTGTTCGTATCTGGGTGGTAAACTGGAAGGTAGTTACAACATTCACACCCATCCACCGAAAACCACGCAATATTCTTTTAGCACAGACGCAGATATCCCCGGCGCATTCGCTGACGGTACTGCTGTCATGGAAGCGGTTGACTACAAATACCGCTATCGTTTTGTTGTACCTGAAAATATCACGTTTGAGCAGTGGGAAGCCGTGTGTGAGGAAGTTCGCGAGGAGCGAAATGCCGTAATGGAAAGCAGAGGGTATGGCTTCGATGATTATGAAGAAAATATCCAGCATGTCATTATTGACGAAACATGCCGCAGACTTGGCTTGAAGTGTTATCACAGGGAGAAGCGAACATGATTTATACTCTGGAACAGATTGACCAGCTCACAAAGGAAAGCGTCCGGCGTGAAAATGCGCTCATTGCTGAATATCGGCGTACACATACAGTCCCCGGCAGAGGGGTTATTTCTACTCCAGAAATTGATGCCGAGCGTGCAGAGCAAAAGCGTCTGTATGGGGAATACCTCAAAGCTCTTGCCAACAAGGATTAACCACCATCCACCCGGACGGTGGTTTTCTTTTACCCATTTTTCAGGAGGTACACTATGGTTACTACGGTTCTTGTTGTTTTGATGATCCTTGCGCTGCTTGAGATCGTTCTGCTGAACGGTGCCCGGCTGTTTTTCATGATCGTATCTGCAATTCAGACCGCGCAGGACGATAAATACACGCCGCACCCGCACCCCAAAAAGTAACACCGGCTAAAACACCCCTGTTTTAGTCGATATCAAGCACGATGCAGTTTGCACCGTGCTTTTTTTCATGCCGTTTTAGCTCATGTTGGCAGAGCACCGGTCTCCAAAACCGGAAGCGGCAGGTTCGAGCCCTGCAAACGGTGCCATGCGGCGGGCGGCGCGTACCCCGCCCACGACCGAATACTGACAGAGAACAGTGTAAAAAACTGAGGTCTCACACACGAAAGGAGTTTCCACCATGAAGCGTGAAGACGTGAAGAACAAGATCCCCGGCATCACCGACGAACAGCTGAACTGGATCATGCAGGAGAACGGCGCAGACATCAACCGGGAGAAGTCTGCCGCCACGGCCCTGCAGACCCAGCTGGACAACGCAAACGCCCAGCTCAAGACCGCACAGGACGGCCTGAAAGCCTTTGACGGCGTGGACGTGGCAGGCCTGCAGGAGCAGGTCACCAAGCTGAAGGCCGACATGAAGGCGCAGGCCGAGGGCTTTGCCTTCGATAACGCCCTGAATGCCGCCATCATGAGCAAGAAGGGCCGCAGCGTCAAGGCAGTGCGGGCTTTGCTGGATCTGGATGCCCTGAAAGGCTCTGCCGACCGCAGTACCGACATTGCAAAGGCACTGGACGATGCTGCCAAGGCGAATCCGTGGGCCTTTGGTGAGGACGGTACAGCCGGGGTGGCCGTGGTCTCCACCGGAGCCGAGCACGGTGCACCGCCCGCCAACGAGAGCGATGGTGTGGAAGCCGCTTTCAAATCCCTGAACCCTGAACTGAACCTGTAACAACGAAAGGAGATCCCTATGGCACATGCAAGTCAGGAGCGTTATTCCGCTCTGGTAGATGCAAAGCTGCGTGCGACTCTGGTCACCCGCGACAATACCATCTTCAACAACCGCTACGAGGGCAGCCCCAAGGCCGGTAAGGTCAAGATTCCTGTCCGCGACACTGAGGTTGCCGTCAAGGCCTACGACAAGGCAAACGGCGTGGATGCCGATGCCGGCACCACCACCTATCTGGATCTGGACATCGACAACGACGAGGCCGTGAACGAGATCATCGACGGCTTTGACGCCGAGAGCGTGCCCGGCCATCTGGTGGCCGACCGTCTGGACAGCGCCGGTTACTCGCTGGCCCTGCAGATGGAGACCGACGCTTCTGCCGAGCTGGTAACCGGCGGCACCGCCATGGACAGCACTGCTGCCCTGACCAAGGCCAACATCTATGACACCATCGTGGACGCCCGCACCAAGCTGTCCGAGACCCATGTTCCCACGGATGGCCGTTGGCTGCTGGTCTCCCCTGAGACCTATGCCCTGCTGCTGAAGAGCCCGGAGTTCATCAAGGCGTCTGCTCTGGGCGACGCCGTGGTGCAGACCGGCGCGGTGGGCCGTGTGGCAGGCTTTACCGTCTTTGAGGATACCACCCTCGGCGAGAAGGTGGACTTTATCGCGGGCCACCCCAACTGGTTCACCCGCATCGAGGAGTGGAGCGAGCCGGTTGCCGTCAATGACCTGAAGGGCAGCGGCACCTTCATCGGTGCTTGTGCTGTGCAGGGCCGCAAGATCTATGCCCACAAGGTCACCAAGGCCCAGACCGTCCTCGTTAAGAGCCATGCCTAAGGAGGTCTGACCGATGCTCTACTGCACCTATGACCAGTACACGGCGGCGGGCGGCACGGTGCCGGAAACGGCGTTCGGCGTGCTGTGCAGCCGGGCTTCCCGCATGATCGATGCCGCCACCTTTGGCCGGGCGGAGAGCCACGCTGCCGGGTGTGAGGCCTGCCGGGAAGCGCTGGCAGATGCCTGCGGGCAGATCGTCGGCCTGCTGGCCGCTGCATCTGCGGCGGGCGCTGTACCGGGTGCTGCCAGCGTCTCCAACGACGGCTACAGCGTCACCTTTGGCAGCAATGCCAGCGTGACCGCGGCCACCCGGCAGGAAGCCTATGAGATCATCCGCACCGCGCTGGGCAGTGACCCGCACGATCTGCTGTACAGGGGGATTTTGTGATGCAGACAGCCGTTACTGTTGTGAACCTCATCCACGACACTGCCACCGAGACGGACAGGCCGGTGTGCTGGGTGTTCCCGGGGTGCAGCTGGCGGGAATGCCGCTACACCTCCGGCTCCGGCACCGCCAAGGACCCGGAGCGCACCACCCACATCCGCATCCCGGCCAGCGTGTGCACCATGGGCTATCTGCCCTACGCCCAGTGGGCGGCGCTGTCTGCTGCGGAAAAGGCCAAGCACTGGACCCTGAAACGCGGCTGGAAGCTGGTGCAGGGCGCGGTGCCTGCCTTGACCGAAGCCGAGTATGCCAAACTCGAAAAAACGCACCTGTGCTGCACGGCGGCGGCTGTCTCCGATAACCGGGAGCCGCTGCTGCCCCACTGGCACGTGGAAGGGAGCTGATCGTATGAGCGCACCGGTTTTTGATTTCAAGATCACGTTCCGGCCCGGCTTTCAGGCCGACATGGATGCGCGGTTTGCAAGGTTGCAGTTTGCCTTTTCTCAGAAAGTGGCCGATGTTGTGGACAAATATGTTCCGCTAGACAGTGGTCAGCTGAAAGACAGCGTGAACGGTGCTGCATCCGACTTCAAGGACGGCAAACTGGTGTACAACACCCCCTACGCCCGCAGGCAGTATTACCTGCACGAACAGGGCACCGACCTGCACGGCGCGAAGGGCGAAACGGAACGTCACCGCGGTTCCTACTGGGGACAAAACGCCATCGCTGACCACAAGGACGAGCTGGAAAAGTTCGCCCATGATGCCGCAAAGCAGTTTCTGGGAGGGAACAAATGAGCGAAACCGTAAAGCCAACCATTGCCGCCCTGCGGGCATGGCTCAAGACCTGCCCGCTGATCGCCGACGAGCAGGAAGCCACCGGTGCGGCATTCCGCATTGCCGGGCTGGAAGAAGAATCCACAGCATTTTCCATCGAGGACAGTCCCGGTGATCCCATCATCACCAAGTACATCTCCGGCTGGGAAATGGCGAAGAATTACCTCTTCCTCAGCCGCCGGGAGTACAGCGAGGTGGATGCCGTCAGCATCCAGAACAGCGGCTTTTTCGAGCAGCTCACCGAGTGGGTCATGCAGCAGGATGCCCGCCATAACCTGCCCGACCTCTCGGCCTGCGGCGGGGGCAAGACCCCTACCGGCATTGCCGTGACAAACAGCGGCTACATCGTCACAAACAGCGCGGGCAGCTGTAAGATGCAGCTGCAAATGCGCCTGACCTACTACATGCCCAAATGAAAGGAGTTTTGATATGACTGTATCTGAAGCCATTACCAAGTCCGGCATCACGCCCAGCGCGTCGTATACCGGCATTGAGACGGCGAACGATTTTGTGCTGGCGTTCCAGATCGAGAGCACCCAGACCAAGGAAAGCCAGTGGATCGTCTGCGCCGACCATGTGAAGGAGCATTCCGGCTCCCTGAACGCCACCACCGAGGATGCTCAGTACATCCGTACCGGCAACGTCACCGAAAAGACCGGCACCCAGCGCACCCTTACCGTCAACGGCGACCGCTGCGTGGGCGATGATTTTCAGGATTTTGTGCTGAGCCACAAGATTGTGTACGGTACCGGCAGCGATATCATCGTGCCGTACATCTATTTCAGCCTGCGCACCGGCAAGGGCGAACAGGGCCGCGCTGCCATCATCGTCACCAGCGACGTAGGCGGTGCAGCCGGTTCCAAGGCCACCTTTGCCTGCGACGTGAAGGCCATCGGCACGCCGGACGAGTTTGACTACAACCCCGCCACCCAGTCCGCTGCGCCTGCAAAGGCCGTCAAGGGCTGATTTTTTTTCAAACACAGTCCCCGCTCCACACCGGAACGGGGATCTTTTATGCCGTGATTAGTTTTCTCCGGGGCAGAACCGGGGCACGGCTCAACTGAAAGGAGCCAGAACATGGTTATTTGTGGACAGGAATTTGAATTTTCCCTGATGAACGCCAACGACCTTGACCGCTTTGAGGATGCCAACGAGCGGATGCAGCGCAGGAGCGCCGAGGAGTCGGAGCAGTTCCGGCGCGGCGGCGTTCGTCTGGGCGACCATGCACGTGCACAGGCACGCATTGCCATGGACTGCATCGACGAGATCCTCGGTGCAGGCTCGTCCGCCCGTCTGGGGCTGGATGAAAACAACATGGCCCCCATCTATGACGTGATCGAGGAGCTGGGCAATGCCTTTGCCGCCGAGAAACAGCGCTATGCCGCAAAGCCTGCCCAGCACATGAACCGGGAGCAGCGCCGCGCACAGGCCAAAAAGGGCAAGCACAATCCGCCTGTAAGCTATCCCGCACCGCCTGCCTCCCGGATGGTGGAGCGGGTGGATGCGCAGGTATCCGCAAAGCAGAAAACCGAGCGGCTGATCGATGCCCGGCAGGCTATGAATGCCCTGCGGGATGATCCTGATGCCATGCAGCAGCTGGCGGCATACGCACTGCAGATCGCCGCAGAGCGCCATGTCTGATCTGCTGCTGGACGAGTTGCCCACCCGGTGGCATGGATACGAGATCATCCCGGATTTCCGGCCCATGGTCTGGCTGGTCAACACCTATGTGCGCGGCCAGACAGGAGATGATCCCATCGGTTTTGCGGTCAGCGCCCTCTGGCGTTTTTACAAAGACCCACACTGTTTTCTGAACGACCCTCAGAAGATCATCGATGCCTACGGGTACATGATCGAGTTTTATAAGGCGGGCGAAAAAGCAGCCGAAAGCGCCGCGGCTGAAAGCAGTACCGCGCCCTCTTCCGGTCTTGCCTTCGACTACCAGTGTGATGCCGGTTACATCGTGGCGGCGTTCCAGCAGGCCTACGGCATCGACCTGACCCGCGAAAAGGTGCACTGGTTCCGGTTCCGGGCACTGTTCGCGGCCCTGCCGGAGGAGACCCTCATGGCTAAGATCATGGGCTGGCGCACCATGGACTTGTCCGAGTACGAGGGCAGTATGCGCGACCGCTACGCCGACCTGCAGGAGCGCTTTGCCCTGCCTGCTGAGCTGAGAGGGGGTGCCGCCCGTGTCGTTTCGGTCGAAGAGCATGACGCTGCGTTCCTTGCGCGGTTCCGGCACTAGCCGCGCCCCGGTGCCCTGCCCATACTGCGGGCGGGCGCTGCCGGTGTGGGCAGAAAATGCCGCATCCGCCCATGGCCTGTGGGTAAAATGCAAAAATCCCGCCTGTAAGCGGGAGGTAGAGATCAAGTTATAACAGCCTGTGCCCTTGTGCCCGCGCTCTTTTGGAATGGAGAGAGGTGGACACAGTGGCAGATTTCAGCATCACCGGCGAAGTAAGGCTGAACAGCGACCAGGCGGAAAAAAGCACCAGCAAGTGGACGGTAGCCGCCGGGCAGATGATCGCGGACTTTGCAAAACAGGCATCGTCCAAGCTGGCCGAGGTGGTCAAGAGCGGTGTGGATTACAACGCCACCATGGAAAGCTACCTGACCAACTTCAAGGTCATGCTGGGCAGCGAGGAGGCCGCCGCCACAAAGCTTTCCGAGATCCGCAAAATGGCGGCATCCACGCCTTTCTCGCTGGATGACCTGACTAGCGGCACCCAGACCCTTCTGCAGTTCGGCATTGCGGCAGACGACACCACCGGTGTGCTGCAGCGGCTGGGTGATATCTCGCTGGGCAACGCCGAGAAGCTGCAGACCCTGACCCGCGCCTACGGCAAGATGTCCAGCGCCCAGAAGGTCACGCTGGAAAACGTCAACATGATGATCGATGCGGGTTTCAACCCGCTGAACCAGATCTGTGATGCCACCGGCGAGAGCATGTCCGACCTGTACAAGCGCATCTCGGATGGCAAGGTCAGCTTCAGCGAGCTGGAAGCGGCGGTGGAAGCCGCCACCAGTCAGGGCGGGCAGTTCTACAACGGTATGCTGGAAGCCAGCCAGACCTTCAGCGGGCGCATGTCCACCCTGAAGGATAATGTCAGCGCCCTGACCGGTGAGCTGACCAGCGGCCTGTTTGCAGCTCTGGGTGAGCTGGTGGTCAAGCTGAACGAGGTGGTGGTCTCCTTCCTCGACAGCGACGAGAAGATGGCCCAGCTCAAGGAGACCATCGGTATTGCAACGGCTGTTGTGGCCGCTGCCGGAACGGCATTCCTGACATACAAGGGCTATGTAGCCGCCGCTACTGCAATTGAAGTGGTTCACACTGCCGCAACCACGGCCATGACCGCTGCCCACCAAGCCGCCGAAGCCGGGGCGACCGGTCTTGCAGTCGCGCAGGCAGGTTTGAACGCGGTTCTCAAGGCGAACCCCATCGGCCTTGTAGTGTCTTTACTTGCAGCTTTGGCAGCGGGTCTCGTGACGGCCTATAAGACCAGCGAGACCTTCCGCAATGCCGTCAACTCCGCATTTGCGTCTGTGAAAAAGATCGCACAGAACGCCATCGGCACGGTGGTGGACTGGATCAATGATCTGGTCGCAAAAATCGAAGGCGCAGCGGCAGCGCTGGCCAACCTGAAGAACGGCATCGGCGCTGCAGCAGATGCTTATAACTCCGCCTACAACAACGCCATCAACAACTACAACAAGCGCAAGAACGCGAAACAGTGGGACAGCTCCCACAAAGACCTCGAATGGGACGATGACAACGGATGGGTCCCGAAGGGCACAAGCAGCTCCGGCAACGGCAGCAGCCGTGCCGGGAGCCAGACAGCCGCGAACCCCTACCCTGCCATCACCAGCGGAGCCAAGAAGGCCAGCAAGGCCACGAAGCAGGCCGCCGCAGAAGTAGTCAAGTCCATCTCGGACACCACGACCGAAATCGACGGCAAGATCACCCGCACCACCGAAAACATCACCGAAACGCTCTCCAACGGCAAGACCCAGCAAAAGCAGGTCATCACCGAGACTTCCCGGCAGATGGTGGATGGTGTGCTGAAGGACATCAAAACCATCACAGAGGTGGCTGCGGACGGCACCAAGACCGTCAAGCAGACCATGGAGACCGTCCGCGAGACCGCCAAGACGGTCACTTCCACCTTCGAGACGCTGGCAGACGGGGTCAAGACCACCACCCAGACCGTCACCGAGACCCTGACCGACGGCACCGAGACCCAGAAGCAGGTCATCACCGAGGTCTACGACGACATCGTGGACGGTGCCCTCGTGACCATCGAGCGGGTCAAGACCATCGCGGCCGACGGCACCGTGCAGGTGGCTGAGCAGATCAAAAAGTCCAGCGCGGACACCTTTGACGGCCTGTGGAAGGAGATCCAGACCGAAGCAGATACCGGCGTGCTTGGCACCTTCGATGATCTGTACACCGCCGTCAAGAACCAGGACTGGCTGAGCATCGGCAAGTGGGTCGCAAGCACCATCTACAGCGGCCTGACCGCCGACCAGAAAAAGCAGGTCAATGATTTTGCCCTTGGCATCGTGACTAAGCTCAACAAAGCGCTGGGCGGTGCCCGCGATCAGCTGGTGCAGGGTGCCATTGATCTGGGCGGGCAGATCGTGAACGGCCTGACCAGCGGCTTCTCTGAGGTCTGGCAGCAGGCGCAGGGCCTCGGCTCCACCCTGATAGAGATCTTCGGCGGGCTGAAAACACCGCTGAGCAATGCGGCCCTTGCCATCAGTCAGGGCATGAAAGGCGGCCTGATCTCTGCATTCCCGGAGATCCTCGCTTCGCTGGGCGGCCTGATCGGGTCTATCGGCGGCGCGTTCGTAGCAATGCTGGATGCCATCGCTGCGGCGCTGTTCCCTACTGGCTTTGGCACTCCGCAGGCTCTGCTGATGATCGCAGCGGGCGTAGCCCTTGCTGCCGTCATCGCGGGCATCGTTGCCTCGATCGGCGGCTCTTTCAGTAAGAAAGGTTCGTCCGGGCGCGGCGGCTCTTCCGGCGGGTCCTCCGGCTCCGGCGGCATGGGCAGCGTGGATATCACCACCGGCACCGGCAGTCTGGAAGATGCCATCAACGCCAACACCAAGGCGCTGGAAAAGACCAACTCTGCCCTTGCCGACATGATCCGGCAGGCGGGGGCGCTGGTGCTTTCCGACAACATGCGCCTCGGCTCCACCGTGGCTGCATCCGGCACCGCACAGGTGGTGTCTGCTGCCAACAGCTACCACCGCGAGGGTGATACCAACATCACCCAGAACTTTTACAACGGCCACGACACCGCCGCCGCACAGCAGCGGGAAGCCCGCTGGGAAGCCGACAAGGCCAAGGCCCGCAAACGATGAAAGGAGGACACTGTGCTTTTTAAAGACCATCTCAAGGTCGTGACAGATGCCGGTGCCGTCCTGCATCTGGGCTGGGACTACGATGCCCCTTACTTTCTCGACCCGCTGAACGGCATCGACGTGGACTTGAAAACCGCGCAGGGTGTCAATCAGGTGGGCGACACCGTGGAGGGGCAGAGCGTCTCCGGCGTGTCCCGCACCCTCGATGTGGTGTTCTGGGGCGCGTATGCGCTGGACAATGCCCGGGATTTCAGCAAAAAGCTGCCCTACTTCACCAAGGGCACCCTGTACTTTGGCGACCACTATTTCACCCGCTTTGTGCTGCAGAAAACGCCCTACTTTTCCAGCTACACGCCGCAGCCGCGCTGTTCGCTCATGCTCTACAGCGAAAAGCCCTTCTGGTACGACCTCAACGCCGTCAGCAGCGTGCTGGGCGGGTACGAAAAGGCGTTCCGCTTTCCTGTCTGCTACGACAGCCACATCTACGGCATCAAGCGGGACGGCACGGCGGCAGTGCTACGCAACGAGGGCAGCCTGCCGGTGCCCTTCACGGCCACCCTGCGGTGCGACATGCCGGTGACGCATCCAAAGGTGGTGGATCTGCAGACCGGGGCCTTCATCGGCTTTGGCCTGACCCTGCAGCCGGACGAGACGCTGGAGATCTACCGCAGCACCTCTGACCGGCTGGCCTGCACTCTGACCCGGGCAGGCGTGACCGAGAACATCTTCTCCAAGCTGGACGAGGACAGCACCCTCACCGAGCTGCAGCCCGGCGATAACATGCTCTCCATGCAGGCCGAGAACGGCTCCGGCTACCTGCAGGCATCCGTGAGCTTTTACCCGATGGAGGCGGGCATCCTGCCCGAACCGTTATGAGACTGGACGTTTTGGACGCAGACACCCTTGCCCGCGTGGGCTGGGTGGACGTGTGGGTGTCCCTCTATTGGGACAGTCCCTATTACTCCGAGGGCAGCTTCACGCTGGAAGTGCGCCCCACCACCGAGAACCTGCAGCTTTTGCAGGAGGGCCGCTGGCTGGTGCGCAGCGACGAGAACCCCCGCATCCCCATGCGCATCTGCTCCCGCGCCAACCAGAACGAGGACGCGAATTTGGTCGTGAGCGGCTACCCGGCAACATGGCTGCTGACCAAGCGGGTGTCTGCGGTGAGCATCAAGAACCAGAACGCCGAAGCCGCCATGCGCAGTCTTGTGAGCGCCGCAAAGCCATGGCCCCGCCTTGCGCTGGGCACCGAGTACGGCTTTGACACCACCTTTGAAAAGCAGACCTCCGGCGGTACGGTGTTCGACTACTGCAAGACCATCGGGCAGGCCTGTGATCTGGGGTTCCGCATCGTGCTGGACGGCAAGGGCAGCAAGAAAAAGCTGCTCTTCGAGTGCTTCCGGCCCACCTTCGACCCGAACCGCAGATACAGCCCCCGGTGGGGCAACCTGCTGAATGCCGGGTGGAGCTTTGCCGACACCGACTACGCCAACATCGCCCTTGTGCAGGGCGCTGGCGAAGGTGACGAGCGCGCCACCGTCTGGGTGGGCGATGTGAACGCTACCGGCTCCGACCGGCGGGAAATGTACGTCGATGCCCGTGATGTGCAGCCGGAGGACGGCGAGACCAGCACCAGCCAGAGCTATCTGGCAAAGCTGGCTGACCGGGGCGGCGAAAAGCTTCTGGCCCAGCTGCGCACCGGGTCCATCGAGTTTGACGTGGACGATGATACCCTGCAGGTGGGCGACGTGTTGAGCGCAAGCCTGCCTCAGCTGGGCTACACCGCCATGGTGCGCGTGGCCGACATCATCACCCAGAGCGAGGACAGCGGCACCACCCGCACCATCCGGCTGGGTACGCCCACATGGCACAAGACTTAGGAGGACTTTATGGCTGATATCATTACTTACCCCGAAAACGGCATTACCTACGATGCCGACGACGCTTCGGGCTACCTCGCCACCCGCCTGAGCGGCGTGTACAGCGCCGAGGAGGATTTCTCCGTCACGGCACAGGGCGGCCTGAGCGTGCAGGTGAGCGCCGGTCAGGCATGGGTGCGCCCGGCGCGGTTCAAGGGCCGCAGCATCATCATGGAGCAGCCCACCACCGTGGTGCTCACCGAAGCGGACCCTGTACGCAGCCGCATTGACCGCATCGTGCTGCGCTACGATGCCGCCGCCAAAAAGACCAGCCTGCAGGTGCTGGAAGGTGTCCCGAATTCTGCCGGGCCTGCTGCCCCGGCCATCACCCGCACCGAGCTGATCTACGACCTCTGCCTTGCCGAGATCAAGCGCCCTGCAGGCTCCACCGCCGTTACCGCCGCCGACATCTACGACACGCGCGCAGATGAGACCGTCTGCGGCGTGATGCGGGATGGTGTGCATGGCATCCCCACCGGCACGCTGGTGCAGCAGTGGAAGGCCGTGATCGAATCCATGAGGGGTGGCAGCTTTTATACCCGTGCCGAGGTGGATGCGCTGTTGAAAAGCTTGAAAAGCGTGGATCCTTTTCCCGTGGGCAGCATCTACCAGAGCACCGCCCGTACAAGCCCTGCCGCACTGTTCGGCGGTACATGGCAGGAGATTGCGCAGAACCGGGTACTGATGGGTGCTGGCAGCGGCCACGCAGCGGGCACCACCGTGGAGGCCGGACTGCCGAACATCACAGGCTCTTTTGTCGCGGATGTAAAAAAGGGTGAACATAAGGTATCCGGCGCATTCACTGCCGGCAACGTGATCGCATCTACGGGCGAATACAATTCCTTTTCTGATGTATATAAGTTCAGTCTGGATGCATCCAAGTCTAATGCCATCTACGGCCGCAGCGCCACCGTGCAGCCTGCCGCCTACTATGTGCACATCTGGCGGCGCGTGGCCTGAGAAAGGAGGTTTTGAGCGATGATCCCTGTGACATTTGACACTGTGGCAACATTGCAGTTTGGCAGTGAGGGTCACCCGACCAGTCTGCACTTTGCCATCCCGGAAGAGTGGAAAACCTGCAAAATCAGACTCCACCTGCGGCGCAGCGACGGTAGCTTTGTGCCCCCGATGCAGCTGGACGAAAATGGATGCGTAAAAGTAAACCGCAGTGACTCCGGCAAGACCGGCGGACAGTGGATGCTGTCGGCTGAAAGTCCTGACGGAAAAGTATCTTACTCGCGAATCGGCAAATATGTGACCCCCATGGAGGTGACACAATGAAGATCCTTGACGAGACCGGCGCGGTCGTGGAAAACCCGGACCTGACGCTTGGGTATCTGACCACCAGCACTGAAGAGATCACCCACCCTGCCGTAGAGGGTGTGGAGGAGCAGTGGCACTGGGAGACCGTGACCGAGTATCCGAACGGCGGCATGGACGTGCAGCGGGTGGTGGATGTGCTCGGCGTACAGGCGCAGGAGGAATGGGTGGAAAAGGTACCCATCCAGAGATACATCCGCTACACCGCCGAAGAGCTGGCCGCGCAGGAAGAAGAACGCAAAAAGCAGGAAGCAAAGGACAAGCTGCCGGAGACGGTGGCGGCGCTGAATGCCGCTCTTGCCGACGCAGACGCTTTGAACCTTGACCAGGACTACCGCCTAACTCTTTTGGAGCTGGGCGTGACCGATGATGAAACCACCGCATAAACAGAAAGGAATGACTACTATGGCACTTTATAACACCTGCAAGCGCATGATCGAGCGCGGCCAGACCGCCGGTATGGAAAAGAAGCTGGATATCTTCTACGCCGCCGCCAAGCTGACCGACGAGCAATATGCCGAGCTGACCGAGATGCTGAACGAAAAGACCAGCGCCTGACCGGGCCGTGAAAGGACGTGATCCATATGGCGATCAAACAGTACAGCCTGAAGAAGGACGGCGCAAAGCAGCTCTCCCCCGCATTCCGTGTGCGGGAGTTCCGCTGCCGCGACGGTACCGACACCATCCTCATTGACGAAGGCCTTGTGGTGCTGCTGCAGTGCATCCGGGAACACTTCGGCAAGCCGGTGACCATCACCAGCGGCTACCGCACAGCCAGCCACAACACGAGGGTGGGCGGCTCAAGATCCAGCCAGCACCTGCTGGGCCGGGCCGCTGACATTCAGGTGCAGGATACCGACCCGCTGGCTGTGGCCGCCTACGTAGAGAGCCTGATGCCCGGCTGGGGCGGCGTGGGCCGCTACCCGGTCAAGGCAGGCCGGGCAAAGGGCTGGGTGCACGTAGACACCCGCCCGAACAAGAGCCGGTGGACACTGTGAGGGGGTGAGACCAGTGGAAAGCATCATCTCAGCCATCCTTGCCGGTGCGGTGACCCTGATCGGCGTGCTGATCGCCAACAGCCGCAGTCAGGCCGTGACCGACACCAAGCTGGAAGAGCTGACCCGCGAGGTGCGGGAACACAACAATTTTGCCCGCCGCGTCCCCATTTTGGAAGAGCAGATGAAGGTGGCCAACCACCGCATCGCTGATTTAGAAGCAGACGAACACGAAAGAGAAAGGAACTGACTATGAACGCACACACCTACAACGCACCCACCATCTCCGCAGGTACCATTGCCCGCACCGCCTGCCTGCTGCTGGCCCTGACCAATCAGGTGCTGTCTGCACTGGGCAAGCCCGTGCTGCCCATCGAGAGCCAGACCGTGGAGCAGCTGGTCACCGCCGGTATCACCACCGTGGCCGCGCTGGTCGCGTGGTGGAAGAACAACAGCTTCACCCCCGCAGCCCTTCAGGCAGACCAGACCTACGACAAGCTGAAGGCACAGGGGAAGTAAAGGAGACGCAGACGTGATTATTACTGGCATGGCCGAATATGAAAGCATCTGCAAAAATGCACTGGTCGAGTGGTACAACGCCCACCGTGAGACGAAGATCACCCTCGAAAATGTCTTTGTGGTGTGGGCCTGCAAGACACTCCAGAACTATAAGGCATTGCTGTCCACCACCGTGGCAGGTGACGGAATCTATGCTGAGTACACCTACAACGGCGATAAGCAGGAGCTGTACGAGGATGTATACGGCAAGCTGACGAACCGCTGTATCAAGCGGTAA